TATTATTGTTACTATCAACAAGTAAATAATCGTGTGGATTTATTTTGAGCCATTTATTCAAAATAAGCTTTAAACCTTTTGGAATTTCAACTCGTTGTTCGTCATAAAATTTAGCAGTCTTATATTTATTGAAGACAAAGAAATTCTTTTCAATATAGTTGCTATGTCCTTTATCCACGTTTTTTATAGCCATCTCACACCAGTCCATTGAGCGTCTAGGACTAATCCATACTCCTGATGTTAGAGCAAGAATAATAAAATCTTGAAGAACTTTAAAATCCTTCGTAGAGAGAAGATCTTTTGAATTCAATAGTGGTTTAACTCTATTATACATATCATCATATATCTTTTTAACTTCATCAAATGATTTCCAGTTATCTTCTTGTGTTTTTGTTTTGGTTTGTGTGTCAATAAATTCTTGATAAACCTTACTATCACTCATCATAGCTTTCTTATATTTATCATTACCTTTTGAAATGGCGACAAGAGCAGCAAATGTGGTCTTACGTGTAGATGCTGGTTTATCTTTAAGCAATTCAATTATATGGTCTTCATTATTAAACCATTCACAGTTAAGTTCAACTGACTTATCATGATGTTTATAAAAAAAAGATTTCAATAGACTACTATAGGTCTTAATAGTGCTGTCACTAATGTTAGGTCTATTCTCTTTTATGCATTTAGCTAAAACTTCCATTTATATTTACGAAGATTTTATTTTTGCTAAATTAAATACAAATTGGGCGGCTGAATTGTGCCGATTAATAGAGATTAAGCAATTAACTAAATATGCTTTAATAGTCAATTAATATAACCATTGTTAAGAAGTTAATTACAATAGCCCTTAATAGTTATTTAATATAACGAATATTACAGCAAATGTAGTTAATAAATAAATTAAAAATTTTTAATTATAATCATATTAGTTAATAGCTTAACAATCAGTTATATTATCTATTATTAAGACATATTTAGTTAATAGCTTAATAGTCTGTTATATTAACCATTATTACAACATATTTAGTTAATTGCTTAATAGTTAGTTAATCGCCACAATTTGGCAACCAAATTTGTATTTATATTTTCTCTCCATTTTATATAAAATGGACCCAAATAATATTCCTATTATTCCTATTAACGATGCCACACCTATTTATCCAAATATAAAGATGCCTTCTAAAACTGCTATTGCTTTCACATACACAATTGACAAGTTAGTTTTATTTGAGAGTTTAAGAATATTTGTTAGTCTTCATGATGATAAAGACTTTGTTGTAGATACTAGAGTTCTTACTATGGATGGAGTAGATTACACCAATTGGGGTAATGATGATAAATACGTAATCAATTGGATAAAAAAAAAATTAACTGAATAATATATATGATGAACTCTTCGTCTAATTCTAGTCATATATATGATTCTAATAACGCATCAATTGATTCAAATGAATTTATTGATGATGACCCATGCTTTAAACCATATTGCTGCTTATGTTTTAGTTGGTTGTATTATCTATGCTGTTACTTCCCTTGTTCTTTTTGTTTTAGGGATTAAGAAAAAATTGATTTAAATATAATATCCTATAATACATTATATTTAAGATGCCGAAAAAATGTGTTAATTATTCCAAAACAATTATGTATAAAATCGTATGTAATGATTTATCAATTACTGACTGCTATGTAGGTCATACCACAGATTTTATTAGGAGGAAACAAAGACATAAAAGTTATTGTAATGAATATTCAAATTTTTCACATTTAAGAGTTTATCAAAGTATATGTGCTAATGGAGGTTGGAATAATTGGAGTATGATTGAGATTGAGAAATATCCTTGTAATGATATTAATGAGGCAACCGCAAGAGAAAGATATTGGTTTGAAATTTTGAAAGCAAATTTAAATTGTGTAATTCCAAATAGAAGTTGGAAAGAACGATATGAAGAAAATAAAGATCATATAGCACAAAAACATAAAGAATGGAAAGAAAAAAATAAAGAAAAAAGAAGAGAATATGATTTAAAAAATAAAGAGCATATAGCACTAAAAAGAAAAGAATGGAGAGAGAAGCAAAAACTTAAAGAAAAGCAAGAACTAATAAAACCGCAAATTTAGACAAACCGAATTTACTTGTCAAGATAAAAACAACAATATCTATTGGTGAGGTAGAGACCAAATTATATATAGATAAAGCAGTATGTAAATTGTAATGTCCTAAAAGATATGTGATGCCATAATCCCTTCCTACACTTGATATTTTATAACTTATTTTTTTCACTTTTTTTTTGAGAAAAATAACTCCTTAACACCAGTACAAAATAGCTTCCATCGCGAAACTTTCTTTATCATTTGTGACTGATGTAAGAATTCAATATTAGCTTCAACTGCTTGACGCTCTTGTGGTTGAAGATTAAATAATTGGTTTATAACTTCTAACACGATTTCTTTTTTCGAAACTTTGTCCTTTTTTGTTATAAGATATTCTGCTAAATTACATACGAGGAGCAAAAATTCCTGATTGTTTTTGTATGTATTATTTGTTAAACCTAGTTCAGTTATGCGGTCAAGTATTCTTTTCTTTGCTTCATTACGTTTTATATCAACACCTAATTGATTTTTTACGCAAACGAGAGAGAGATATGGATCGCTCATTATAAAGTAAGATGAGATAATATTTACGCTGTTCTCAAAAGAAACCACTCATAAGTCGTTGCTCCAGTTTTAAACACACCTATTTCACATATATACTGTGTTGTTGATAAAATCGCATTTTGCATCGTTGTGTTGTCAATAGGACGGATATTCAGTGACGCAGAATTAACGGCTGACATTACAGTATTCGTCCTCCTGAATGTAAATCTCAATCCTTCCGTAAGAATACTCGCTGCTGGTAACGTTATCGTGATTGTTGAAGTAGTAGCCGTTGCTATGCTGTAACTATTAAAATACGGTAAAAATATTGATGATGTCGCGGTTATCAACGGTGCTTCCGTCCCTTCAATATTATCCACCACAACCGCCCACACAGTCGCTTGGGTCGCTATTACTTTCAAAATCGTATTCCTACCATCTAGGGTAATAGAAGTTGCAGTCGCACTACTATTTGAACCCATGCGTCGAAACGTGTCTGTTCCGTTTGTGTTGATTGTGTATGCGTTCGCTGCACTTGTCTTTATAAATGTAATCTCTATTCCATACATATCTGCGGAAATTCCTGGTAATGTAACCGCACCGTTTGATGTAGTCGTTAAAATATACACTCTAGATAATGGAAACGAGAGGTTGTTTGGACTACCTGACAACTCACTGTAACCATTCAACTTCCACACGTTGTTATTTAAATACACATCGTCCCAAAAATTGACATTATTTGTCATATCTATTGTGCCTCCCAATGATATAGAAGCTATACTATCTACCTGTGTAGATGAGGATGCTATCCTGGTTGTATCCGTCCCTGAATTGTAAGTCACATTCGTTAGCGTGCCTTGTATTGTGCTCACGTTGGATTGAATACTTGAAATATTGTTAGTGTTTAAACTAACCTGATACGCTAAATTGTCAAAGCCTGCTACACGGTCATTCGGTATGCCATTCACATTAAATATTGGATTGGTTAGAAAGTCAAATACCCCTGTTATATTTGCATCGAAATCCCCCTGTAAATCCTTTGCATTACCCTCCGCTACCCAATTGAACGCATCTATCGCTGTGGAATTTCCAGTGCATACCAACGTCAAATAGTTTTGATTCGTTCCAAACGCATACAGTCCAACAGTCTCCTTATCCGCTAAAATCGTTTGACTTGCTGGTGCTACTATCGTTATCACCGTTGCTGCTGTGTATCTTTTGTAGAGATGAAAACGTGTTCCAATATTCGCTGCTGCTGGAGTTGGTAAATTGATTGTCGTTGTCGTTGTGCTGTTTATGTCTATGTTCTCACTCATGCCAAATGTAATGCTAAATGACGCAACAGCACCAACTGAATGAACCGCTCTAAGTGTGTTCTTATTAGGTAAATGCACATTTGGAAATACTCCTGTCCCATCATCTCCTCCCATGACAATTTGATTTGAATTGGTAATTTTAGCATTAAATCCAACGGCTGTTGAATTATTATAAGTTGCTGCGGTATTTACGTCGCTGTTTGCTCCCAAAAATGTGCATTTCGCCATTATATTTCCTGAACCTGATTGATTGTTTCCACATTGTGCTCCTAGAAATGAATTCAAAATTGAGGTTGTATTAATCATATTAGCACATGAATTGTAACCAATAATCGTGTTTGAATTTGATGATACATTTGTTCCCGAAGAATTACCAAAAACACAATTAAATGAACGACTGTTGGCAAAATCATTTATAAATAATGTGCTATTACCAACACAGCAATTATTATTGTTATTATTTGAACCCATCTGTCCCATGCTTAAATGCCCGATTGCTATATTTGAAGAAGAAGTCCCAGCAAACCCAAGATTCTGCATTGTTCCAGTTCCAATAGCTATTGATGTTTGACTACCTGCGTATCTTGCTGCTCTGTATCCTATACCAATCATATCTAATCTAGTTCCATTTAGTTGTTCCATTGCTGCTGAACCAAGAGCAACAATATTTGTAAAATTGCCTGATAAAGAACTTGAAATATTTGCTGCTATACCATCGCCAATTAATTGTGTGAATTGACCTGTATCATTTGTATTACCAAGACTAGACCCCCATTTACAATTACCAATAACCATTGAGTTTTTAACCCTTGCTACTACTGGGTTTAATTGCCCATATATATTCACTGCTCCATAATTGTCTAACGGTCCCGTGTTATAAATACCTCCATAGCAATACAGTCCAAGGTCAGGTCTCAAGCAAGAACCAGTAGCCATACTAGTTGTATTTCTTGATACAATACCACCTAATTTTTGAATACTTATATTTGTTATGACCATTCCTGATGTTATTGCTGTTGTTTGGATAAAATTAAATATTATTGGTGTAGGCCCAGTTGTATCTACTTGTGTAGCAAATTGTATTTTTTTCCATGATTGTTCTACTGCTGTATTTGAAGATGATGTAACAGTTCCAAAAGTGCAAGATACAGTTTGCGATGTTCTATAACCATTAAAACGACCCCAAATGAAGAATGTTACTAGATAATTGCCTGCAGTTGCAGATATGGATTGCTGTATGCGAAAAGTATTTATAGCATTTTGTTGGACGCATAAGGACTGGGTTACTGCTGGGTAGCCTGGATATTCCGTTACTAGACAGTTTGGTCCAAGTGTGTCCCAAAAACCACGACCAGTTGAGATAGTAGGGGTCGTCCCTGAAATATTTGAAAGTGACCAACTAGTTATTGCGGTATATGGAAAAGCAACAACAGCACCTGTATTTATTGTCCTTACTGGCGTATCAAAAGCATAGTTGGAAACTAATAAAAATGTATTATTAGCAACTTGTAAAAGTTCATTTGTTTGTATTCTATTTGAAGCATTTAATGTGTTACATGATATATCAGTCGCATAAAGTGTGTTAAAACTTCCGTCTGTTGGAAATGTTGGAAATTGAAATGTTGGTAAGCCATTTATTGTGATATCGTCTGTTGAATATAAACCAGTGATTGATGTCATTATTATTATAATATATCTAGATTTTTTAAAGTTAGATTAGCTTTGTTTTTAAAAGTTAGACAATATGTTTCTATCAAAATTTCTAATCTCCATTTGCTCAACTAAAGCCTGAAATTCTGCTTTTTTATATCCTTTGCGTCTTTTAAAAGGTGTTCCTGTTAGGTTTTGATATCTTTGTAAAAGGTCTGCCCAAGTATTACGACGAAATACTTTTGTAACTTCACTTATATTCTCGGTTGTTGGTTCATTTTGATTTATTCCGCTAACAACACTTTCTTCTTCTTGAAAGTTAAATGGTTTTGGTTGGAATGCTGGTTCAAACTGTGCTAAACCTGTTGAGGCTACATCTTCTTTTAACATTTGTTTTGCTTCTTCCGTTTCCTTTTTGGTTCGTCTTGTTCTGTTTGGTATCATTTCTGCTAGTGGTATTTCATCTTCATTTATATTTTCCATTTCAAATTTGAATTTTTCATCTTGTATAAATGGCTTTCGCATTGGTTCTTGTAATGATTTAAAATACTTTGCCTTCTCATCTAGTGATTTCATAAACTCTTCATTATATATTTTTAGTGCTGTTGGCGTTATAAAATCTTGTAATTGTTCTGCCTTTGTTGGTCTATCTAAAATTTCAACTGGACCTTCTGTTCCAATCATGCCCAAATCTTCTAAAAATGGTCTAGACGGCATCGGCTGATTAATCATTTGTGCTTGTGGTGGTGGGTTAAAAGCTGGTGCTGGTGTTTGACCTGGAACAATTAAAGGCACTTGTTGTGTGCTTTGATAAACAACTGGGGCTGGTAATTGCCTGTAATATCTCTCATCGAATGACATTTCAGGTTCTTTCTTTACACGACGTCTTCTTTTTACTTTTACTTTTTGTCCTGACGAATCTAATTTGACGACTACTTTTTGAACCACATTTTGCTTCTGTATTTGCTTCTGCTTCTGCTTTTGTTTGGTTTGCTTTTTAGGCATTTATAATATACAATGTGATTATTTTTTATAAAAAGTATATGTATATATTATAAATGTATGAAATAAGTAATTATAGTTATGAGCGTGCTAAAGATTTAGGTGTGAAAATAAGACCCTCTACTAGAAAGGGTAAGAAGATAGATGTATATGACTGGAATAACCAATATATAACAAGTATAGGTGCTCTTGGATACAGTGATTATCCAACTTATATGAAAACAAAAGGTAAAGAGTATGCTGAAGAGAGAAGGAGGTTGTATCGCATTCGTCACAAAAAAAATGCTGAGAAATTAGGTTCAAGAGCATATTACGCTTTAAATATTTTGTGGTGATTATAAATTAATCCACATCTTATAAATTTGTTTTACATTATATATATCATATCGTATATATTTTTCTTCATTATTGGTAAGTTTGAGTTGGTCTTCCATTCTAGATTTAAAATATTCACTTGTTAAGTAATGAGGTGAGTAATGCGTTTCTATACCACAAATGCTCTGCGTTTTTTTAGACTTCCATAAAAAATAATGTCTATATCCATGATTCCAATTCAATAGCTTATCTTTTAAATCAATATCATCAATATTATTAGGTTCTATAAAAAAAGTAGATACTTGTTCTCCATCATAATGAGAAAGTATATAATCATGATTATCAACAAAAAATCGTGTTGTAATATATTTTTTCATTCTATTATACATAATGTCTTGTAAATCGCATTCTTTATTTTCTATTTGTCGCCTTATATCACAAAAATAATCAGCATATTCATATATGCTTAGCATAATATCATAAGGTAAGATTAAACTGTTGTCAAGATTTTTTTTTAAATACTCCATTTTTATAACTAAATATTAAAATTCTTCTAAATAGTTAGTTAATATTATTTTAGACCTTCTTTTATTATGTTATAAATCCAAGCTACAACAAAGCCTATTAAAAAACCTAACATTATATTATAAATAAATATTAAAAATCTTAATTAACAGTATCAATAATTATCTTAATTTCCCTAAATTTCTTAATCCTTATCAAGCAACTTTTCCACCACATTAGTTGTATCTCATCAGTTGTTTGTGATATCATTTTTTCTAATTCTGCTATTTCTTTTTCAATTTGTTCGATTGTAGGTTTATTCATTATATTATAAACAAATATTAAAATTCTTCTAAATAGTTGTTAATCATCAAATTGTATTTCATTCCAATTGTGATATATCTTCTTATGTTTGAGAGAAACTAATATGTAATCGTGTGATGTAGGACAGAGCTTCATTAGCTCATCAAAATTCTTTTTTTTTATGCTCATCATCTGTTCGAAAAATTTTTCATTCATTGATTTATTAGTATTGAATAGGATAGCATTGTTACTAATCTCTCTAACGATTTTCGGTATTTGATAAAAGTTTTGACAAAGTAGAAATACACTCAATCTCAAATGTCTATTCTTTAAGAACATGGATTGCAGTATTTTGGCTTCTTCTTTATTCTTTAATTGGTCGCCCATATCATCTACAAGCAAAAGTGAGTAGTATCCTTCACTAGCATTATCCTTTATTTTTTCATATATTTCTTCCAATGTTTCCACATCATAAGTGTGGTAAATATCTTCAGGGTCTAAATATTTTGAAAATATATTGTCTTTTGGGTCAATTGAATTGAGAGAATTTTCTGGAATGATAAGGAATATTTGATGATAGACCTTGCGAAATAAGCTTTTCATTACACCTATGAGCCAAGTCGTTTTTCCCGAACCTGTGCCGCCACATATAAGTGTGGTATTGCTTGTAGAAAAACACTGCTTAACTGCTGGGTATTTCGTAAGCTTTTCATCAATCACATCATCTACTAACATATGAACTTTAGGTAGCTTCGGTTTATCGTTTTCAATAACTTTCATTATATATAATGCTAATATATTTTCTTAACATTATATATATTTATGCCTAGACCACTACGTAAAATAAAGAAGTTATCGCTCTATAAAGCTTTAAAGGTCGGTTATCTTCGTAACGAAAAAAAACAAGCAAAAAGAATGAAACGATTTGGCTATATTGTAGATAAAGATTTAACAAATAATGAGAGAATGGTTGCGTATAATCCAACTACTCGTAAAGTTGTTTTTGTTGAAAATGGTAGTAGCGTAAATCCTTTTTCACCTCAGTTTTACGAAGACTGGCAAAACAATATACAAAATGTTACAACAGGAACTTTTGAATATACCCCACGATTTCAAGCTGCTAAAAGTGCTTACCTAAAAACAAAACAAAAATATGAAGCACCTGTTACTCTTGTAGGTCATAGTCAATCCGCAATAACCGTAAATGATTTAACTGGTAAAAATGATAAGGGTTATACTCTTAATGGTGCACTAATAAAACAAAAGGATAATCCACATGTAACTAATTATCGTATAAAAAATGATATTGTTTCTGCTTTATCTAATCCTAACGATATGAGAACATTACAAGGAGAATCTAAAAATCCATTTGTGAGTCACGCAATAGATAATATTAGGAATGAACCTATATTCCTATAAATGGAGAGAAGCTTTAAAAGCCGCTGCCTTTACCTCATTCAATTTTAACATTTTTTCAATTTTTTGCTGCTTCATTCTCGTCTTGCTAATTTTATGTTTATTATCAATAATTTCTATTTTATTTTCTTGATAATATTTTTTATGATATTGTTGTAAATGGTCCTTATTATTTTCACACCATTTATCATGATACGCTTTCAATTTATCGCATTTATTCTTATAATATAATTTGAAATAGTCAGGGTTTCTCTCTAAAAATGATTCCATAGATATGAAGCAGAATAAATATTTAGGTTATTTTTTTTATTAACATATAATATAATGGACATGAAAACAATTGGTTCTCGTGCGGAAGTATGGCATGGAAATGCTAAAAAAACTTCAGGAGGTCTTCTTAAGGAAAATCTTATACAAAACAAACATGGTAGAATTGTATCAAAAAAAATGAGCGAAAGAGCTAAAAAAGAGAAACGACTTGAAAAGGCTGGTTACAAAACAGAAAAGGGTAAATTTGGTGCCGTGAAAGTAGAATAAATATTTAGGTTATTTTTTAAATATTTTTTTATTATAAATGGAAGTGAATTCTTATCATGAACTTAAAAAATGTCATTTGTGTAAATACTGGATTGAAACCAGTTATATGGAGCGGATATATGTTAATAGGCGTTACTTTTTCTTTCATAGAAACTGCCTTCAAAATTTCACAGATAAATTTATTAATAATTAAGGAAAAGTATTTAAAGATATTTTCTAATAATATATTGGAACACAGGATAAGTTATATTTATATCCATCGCCTTTATTCCATTAACTCAAAATCTTGCTCTCATTTATATCACATGAATTTACAAAATAATAGGCTTCTGTAATACAAAAGCTCATTATTTATATTAAGGAGAATATTTCATTTAATTTTAATTAACTCAAATATTTAGGAAAAAAATATTGATATATAATATATGGAAACTTTTTTTATAAAGCAGATTGAGACATTAACCGAAGAGAATAAGATTTTAAATTTAAAAATACAATCTTTACTTGAATCATCGTCTATAAATAATGCTAATAATGCTAATAATGATACATCAAATAAAGATATTATGCTTAACACAAAGGTAAATGCTCCTAATTATGAAGACTGGATAAAGACATTTGATAAATATTTAACTTTTAATGACATTAGATATGATACTAGAAATTTCGTTGATGCGTCATTATTTGCTATTACAAAGCTTTTTTTAGATGGAAATGATTTCTGTATTTATACCTACAATAAGAAGAAGAAAATTATGGCTATAAAACGAAACAGTAATTGGGAAAAAATACAATTCATTGAGTTTATGGAAATTACAAAGAAGATAACTGATAATTGTATTAAGGTATTTCATCGTTATATGCAGCAAGAAAAAAAGAAAAATAAATTTGATGAAACTTTTGAAGAGAGATATAGCCATATTATCGTTTGTATGTTTGAAGAGATTGATAAACATAAGGAGACCATAGCTAATAAGCTTATTGAATTACTTGTTATGATATAAAATATATATAAAGCTGTATATATTTTATCTACATATTGAAGAAAATATAGGGGGAGCATATAGGCGTTTTTATCTACATAAGTTGTAAAGAGAAACTTAGGAAATTCTTGAAAATATGTAGTGAATGAGGGGAGTGGGGAGCCTATAGTGACTTTTTTCTTTTTTCATAAAGTAAATTAGGTTTCAAGATTTCTCCCAAAAAAATAGGAAAAATTTCTAATATAAGATTTTCAACCTGAACTTTTTATTTTGTAAGTTATGGCTCCCCACTCCCCTTATAATCTAACATTTATCTTTATGAATTTTACTTGATAAATGCCTAGACCAATGTCTTTTAGATACTTCAATATTACAGCATTCACAAGTCCTTTTTTCTTTTAGTCTTTCATTTTTTTTATCTTTTTCTTCAATTTTCTTATCATCTTTTTTAGCTTCATAAAATTCTTTTGCTTCTATTAATTTTCCTTCCATATATGTAGTATAAACTTTTTTAATATTAATTGTAGAATAACCTTCATCTATATTTTTTATCATATTAGCAATAATACAATAAAAATACGATATATAAAACTTATCATCAGGTAATCCATCTTCATATTTATCATAATATAAAAATTTTAGGTTTTTTATGGTCCTATTTTTAAGTTCATTTATATATTCTTCAATATGTGATATAAAGAAATGTAAATTTATTGTATTTAGCTGTAAAACATCGTCCCATAATCCTAGCACTTCTTCATTTATACTAGGTGTTTCAAGTGCCTTTTGTTTTCTCTCTAATAACTTCTGTTCTTCTATTTTTTTCTCTTCCAAATACTCTATATAATTGTCATTATTTTCAAGGGACAATTTCAGTTCATTGATTTCATTTTTTTCCTCTTCATTTAAGTAGTTGAAGTTTTCTCTTAATAAATCATATCTTTTAATTTCCATTTTCCAGTTATTTTCAAATAGCTTTAAACGCCAGTTTGCGAAACTATATCGTTCATTTAACCATCTTGGTTGCTCTTCCATTTATATAATATGCAAATATTATATTTTTAAGTTAATTAACGAATTGTTGAATTTCCTAAATATAAGGGGAGTGGGGAGCCATAACTTAGAAAATCAAAACTTCAGGTTGAAATCCCTATGTAAGAAATTTTCCATATTTTTTGGGAGAAATCTTGAAACCTAATTTACTTTATGAAAAAAGAAAAAAGTGAGTATAGGGTCCCCACTCCCCTCATTCACTACATATTTTCAAGAATTTTCCAAGTTTATCCTTACAACTTATGTAGATAAAAACGACTATATGCTCCCCCTATATTTTTCCCCTACATAGTAGAATAGTCTATTAAATCTATTCTTTCTTATAGTCTTTTGGAATTGGTTGCTTACTATAATTTTATGAAATTGTAAATATTTTATAAAATTTCGCTTGATAAATGGTTATGAATTATATATTTATCTTTTATTTATTATTATATATTAGTGGGTGTAGGGTGATGGGTGAAGGGTTAGTTTTAAGTCTCATAAAAAAAAGAGAAAAAAAAGAGAAAAGTTGTCAAAAGTGATATTATTTCATATTTTCCATGTATATAGAGCGGGGGGTAAAAACAACACCTTTCACCCATCACCCATCACCCACTACATTCACAGAACTTTCATATCCATTCTCTCTTATAGTCTTTTGGATATTGTAGTAGCAATTCTTCTCCAGCCTTAATTTCTCTTAATGTATGTAGTGCCTTTTTCTTTAAGACAACATTAGCAGGTCCTTCATTAATGAAATTGACAATATTAGTGCTCTTAAAAGGCTCATCTTTAGCAACAATAATACGCCATATTCTCCTCATAGGATAAGTATTTAAGCTATTCTCTTTATAAGGTCCATATATAGATGTAAATTCTTTCCAGCTCATTTCAATGCCAATATAGTCGCATATTTTCTCTCCAACTTTTATATCAATTTTAGCGAAAACTCCAAGTCCATGTATTGGCGATTCTTTAATTTCAATTCTTTCCATATTTTAACTGGATATTTTATTTTTGATTAATTATCTGTTTTACTATATTAATAATTTACATTTTAGAATAAAATATTAATGTATATATATGGAACCGCCAGCCGAATCCCAGTCACAAGATGATAATACGCCACTCATGAAACCAAAGCGAACTCGCACGATGACTCCTGAGGCAAAACAGCAATATGCTGAGCGTATGCGAAAGGTTAATCAAGACCGTTGTGAAAAAGCAAGATTAAAAAGTGAAGAAACCTTAGCATTAAAGGAGCAAAAATTAAAGGAAAAAATGGAGCAAATTGAGAGCAAAAAGCAACAAGTAAAGAAGCTAAAAGAAGATAAGCAACTGGTAGAGCCAAATGTGCCTGATACACCAGAACCAAAACCAGTAAAGGACAAGCCATTAAAGAAACAAAAGGCGAGACGAATAGTAGTCCAAGAAAGCAGCGATAGTGATGACTATTATAATGATGATGTAAGTTCAAGTTCAGGCGAAGATGAAGTCATTTATGTGGCGAAGAAGCCGAAGAAGCAACCAAAACCACAGACCATAACCAAAGCCAAAAAGGAAAAAGATATTCCAGTTAGACAACCCGAAGT